AAAAGCTACATCATCTATTCCCTCTTGCTGGAGCACATCAAAAAAACCTTTTTGGTTTTCTGGGTCTTTTGTATTTAATCGTTGTTGAGGTTTCCAAGTAGGTGAATCAGAAGCAGCAACTGCTTTGTCTAATCCAAGTTGAGATGCAGTTTGTTCTGCTTGTTCTACAGCTTGTTGATCTTTACTATCAAAGGACTGACCTGTCCAAAGAGGTATAGATCCCATCCTAACTTGTAAAGCAACTCTTCCTGATTGCATGCTAGTAATATTAAAACCTAGTTTTATTCCTTTGGATTTTAAATCAGTAATTAGTGCAGCTGCTTGTTCTATATTATTACTGTCCAATGCTTCATATAACGATCTAATATTTTTTGCTTCATTTCTCAAGGTTTGATTTCCACCACCTCTTAGAAGTGAATATAATCTTTCTCTAAATTTTTTGACGTTTTTGCCAAAGAGAAATTTTACACCTGTTCCACCTAAATTAACTTCAATAGAACCCAATCTACCATCTTCTGTTTTTGTAAAATTTTTGGTGTTTAAAACATCATCTGCTGGAGTTGTATCAGTTTGTTTATCTGTTGTATCCTTAGATGGTTTAGAAGGATCTTTTTGACTTGGATCTGGTATATAATAAGTTCCTCCTTCAGGTCCTGTTTTTACTTTAGCACCTCTCGGTGCATCTCTCTCTTTATCAACGTATATCTTATCTAACTTTTCAGCAACTGATTTAATAATTTGATTTATTACCTTAGAATCTAATTTTTTTTCTTTTAAGATGTTTCTAAGTTTTGCTTCGTGTAACGGATTCGCAATGTTAGGAACACCATTCTCAGTTTGATAACGCCATTCAATAAAAATTTTGTTTATAAATTTTTTATAATAATTCATTCATATCCCCAAACGTTTGACCTGATTTTATTGTTACGGGAAAACCATCTTTAGTTAGTATATCAGTCAACTCACTAACTATATCTTCTTCCATATCAAATAAAAAACCATCATAATTATACAAACAAAGTGTACTTCTATTCTCATATAAATAGTCATTAATTTGTAATAACACCTTCATATTGCGTTCTGTCTCATATGACTGTAAGTAATAGTTAAATAGTTTCGTATCACTCATTTTACCAAGATTGGCTACTGTCATTGGTCTACTGTATAATTTAGATAAGATTGCTTGTTCTTTTACATAAATTGAATATAAATCACCGATGAACTCATCAACTAACCTAAAAAATTCAATACTTTTGAATCTTGGTTCGACGCCTCCATACAGCTGTCTGAATGTTATTTTTTTAGCTTCACTTCTATCATCTATTCCATATTCATTCATTAAGTAACCATGCACATCTTCTTGTGGAAAATTATAATTTAATATATTTGCAATCAAGTAAACATGATAAGAACTATAGTCAAAAAGGACAAACCTGTTATTTCTTGGTGTGATGAGTTTTCTTTTGTCAGGAGGTAATGCAGCTAAGTTTAAACCATCATATGAATTAGATGGTCTACCTGTTGCAGTACATACGTTATAATTTTGAAACACTTCGTTTCCATTATACATTACTGACTGATTGTTAAGTTTACCAAAAGTTTTGCCAACTTCTTCATTGAATACTAGATATTCAGGACTCACGCTATGTATATGTTGTTGTAAAATATTATGGATATGAACACAATTATCTTGTATGATATTCAAAGGAATAATATCATTAATGTTCTTATATCGATAGTATTTGTTGACTAATGTTTGATATTGTTGTAAATTATCTATCTGTAGCGTTTTGTTAGTGTTCCACCAATATAACAATGTTACATTTAAAACATTATCACGTATTATAGGATGGTAATAAAATGTATTTATTAAATCTTCTTTATTACTATCACTATCATAGTGAGACATATATAGACTATTAAGATAATGTTTTCCTAAATAGTTTGTATTAAGTGGGTGACCATTAGGATTTGAAAAGATGGGTATCTGTATATTATCCATGTTATATATTACAACCTTTTATTTACAAAGTCAACTATTTTTATGCACCATCTACTTGTAAATTAGCTTCTTTAGTTTTGGTTTCTATAGCAGCATTTATCCTTCCTCCTTCATAACCACTCCAATGCCCATCCCAGTCATTTAAGAAATCAATAATATCTCTAACTGCCTTTACTAAACCTGCTCCAGGTTTTGACACGAATGTTACGAAGTCACGAGCTCTATCTTCCGCATTTTTTTCATAAACTAAATGTTGATAACCAGTTATGTCTTCAATAGGTGTACCTGGTTCAGGTCTATCCGTTCTGTTAGAATCATACCAAGTAGGATACACATCTTTTACACCAGGTGTCATTTCCCATAACCTTTTTAGTTGATCATCTTTCCATGGTCCATAAAGTTCCTGATCCCAACCTGGTGGTATTTCTGGAGTTGGTACGATATAATCGTAAAATGGTTCAATTGGATTCTCATGTTTTAATATTACTCTTCCTCTAGGACCAAGATTTACGTCAATGTATCTCTTACCTGGTTGAATTTTTAATTTTTTATCAGCAAAAACTTCAACTTCATATTGATTACTTAGAAACCAATTATTGAAAGGATCTGCGGGACCTTGTTTGTCAAAGTAAGATTTAAGTGTTTTTGTCATAGTAGGATGATAAACTCTTCCATTTTCGTAACCCATTTCTTGCAGTACCTTGCCTAAAAATGAACTGTGACCTGGAAAATATGGAAAACCGTAGCTGCCTTCTCTCAGTGGTGCTATACCTTCTGAATAAGCAACAGCTCCTCTATACATCCATTCAAAGTCCTCTACAAATTTATTTCCACTTGGTGTACGTAATTGGTCAATAAAAAATATATCCATTTCAGAACCTTTATGGATACCTGCTGTTGCCTCAGAAACACCTCTTAATTTCTCAAGTTCTGGTACTGGTTTACCTGTATCATCAAAATGTAAGAAACTACTACTCCTCTTTTTCTTAACTGGTTTTTTAGGTTCCTGTGGCGTTGGCTTAGGTGTTGGTTGAATTTCAGGTTCTATACTCAACTCTACAGGTTTTGTCTCAATCTTTTCATCTTGCAATTCAGCTGGTGGCTCCTTATCACGTCTCTGTGTGATTGTTGCTGACAGAGAAGTGACCCAACCTTTTTCGTCAATCTTATGATCTATACCCATCAGTATAAAACAATAGTTATCCTTGATCCTATTCGGTAAATAATCAACGCTCACCATATCTTGAAACTTAAACATACCAGTTCCCCACATATCTAACTCTAGAAAATAAGGCAATTGAACAGGAGTAAGACCATCGATTATTTTTATATTTCTAAGATACCTAGCAGATTTAGACATTGGTTGATTTGTAGGTGATTCTATATCTACAGTTTTAGTTTCACCTATAGGTTTATCTTGACTATCTTCAATAAGATCTTTTTCTTCAGCAGCACTGTTGTATTCAACTTTGTTTGGATTTTGCTTTTGACCAAAACTCAAAGGCATTTTTTGTTGTTTAGAAAAAGCCTTTCCTACAGCAAGAGGATCTCTTCTATCCGAAACCTTTTCTTCTAAACTATTGTTGAAACCTAATATTTGTTCAAGATGTTGTTTATTTTTAATACTACTATTCGACAGCCCATTTCTGCTGAAATATTCAGTACCCTTTTTGGGTAGACCTCGGTCGTTTCGAAATACATCAAGTAGTTGTTCAAGTTCAGCAACACTTTTGCCAGACTCTACATTGGCTGAAGTTAGTCCATTTGGTGTAGCCTTATCAGCAACTAGTCCTGCAAATATGAAGTTAGCAACTTCACCTTCATATTTGATACCCATATTGATATCATAGATTAATGAGTCAGGTGAAAATGGTCTAAAATAAAAAACGTCATCTGAACCATCTAGTTTTGGCTGTGGTACTAAAGGCTGATGATTAAGTTCTATAAAATGGTTATAACTGTACTGTGTGTTTGCTGTTGCATATTTTATGTTATAAAAGCCCTCTGAATCCTTGCTAATATCATCCATCATTTTATCAAGAGCTTCTCCAAGTGTGAGTTTAGAATCAGAAAAGGATTCTAACATTTTTCCAACATTGATAAACATTTCCCTCATTGGTACTAGACCCATTTTCTTTGTATGAAACTCATAGTTTACAGCAATATTATTATCAGGATCTACTCTATCTGGATTCTTGATGTTTTCGAATCTATATGAAGCTGGTACAGTAAGTTGTTCAGCATTATAACTTCTTTGGTATTGATTAGGATACACTAAATAGGGTGCATCACCATGTTTAGCTCTATCATTAGTATAAATTTCATAATCTTTAAATCGTCTGAGGTAACTATCCATACTATTAAATTTACGATTAAGATAGCTTCGTTCTGATTTAAAAGTATCATCACCGTATATTGTATTTAGTACCTCATCCTCAAACCAACCTAGTTGTACATAGAAATCGTTAACACTCAAGTCTTGTTGAATTGCTAAAACATCTAGTAAAGGTCCAGGTAAGTTCGTATCATTATCAAGTTTACGGAGCCACACACCCCATTTAGAAGCGATATTATTAGGTGTTGTGATATCAGTTTTGTAAAAATTTGATTGTTGTTGTAGATAATCTGCTAGTAAACTCAATCTATTCCCTTGATTAAAAAGATCGTCATTTACAATGAGTGGTTTTTTATCTTTCAAAATACGACGTTCATATAAACTATCACCCATAATTGCAGGTGGCGGAGCAGCATATTCAGCTTGCAATTCAAGTGATGGACCCATATCACTTTTATATTTCAAGAAACTATCATACTCTTCCTTAGCTTTATTCCACGCATCTCTTGCAATTGAATTATTACCTTTTTCAACTTCACCTTCCGTATATGGTAAGAATCTTAACGGTGGTCTAAGTTCATCATTTGTATCAACCTCAACAGCACCAGTACCTCCAACAGTTGAACTTATTCTGTAGTCAGGTATGTATTTTTCCACAATATTAGTTTTGATCCAATCAATCCAAAATTCGTCACTCAAATCCTCCTGACCATCTGTACTTGGAAGCGATACGTCAAAACTACCTAAAGCAAAAGCTGTATTAAGGAAATTTGCCCAATCATTACCACCTTTACGCTTTTCTTCAACTAATATGTTGAGCCAAACATCTTCTAGAGTAGTCTCGTTTAGAAGAGTTACGATAAAATTTTCACCAGTTTCTGGATCATAGTATATTGTTTCTCCTGTCTTTGGATCAGTAATCTCTTCATATTTCGGTACATAATTTACTTGACCTTCTTCATCAGTAGTTTCTATAAAAAATTCATCTGATGAAATTGTTTTGAATGTCACACTTCTCTGCAGTACTCCAAATTCATTTCTTAGATTTTCTGCAGTAGTCCTTTCTTCATAGGGGTTCTAATATTTTCAACCTGGTCAAATTCATCCATATATTGTTCTGCAATTCTTTTCTGAATAGTTTCCCATATAGTGTTTTCTAAGTTGTTTTCTAAACTTTGCTGGTTGGTTTGATCTGGTCTGATGGGTTGTGAAGTAACAGCTCTAGTTTCACCTGCAATACCGTCTAGTACAACTCGCATACCACCAGTTTTTGTTACAGTTGCCTTAAAAGTAACAATGTTACAGGTTAATACAAGTATATCACCCCTGTTTTTAGTGATATAAGACATTGAACCGTCTTGTGGTGTATATAAGTGATCTCTTATATCCTGCATACCCATATTAAGATTTACCATATCTTCAACGCTATAAAGATCAACGTTTGACCATGAAACATCTAGATTAAATTGTGCACTTGGTATAGAAAAAAATGGTTCGACAAAATCGTAGTAATCATGTATATTCTCGCATAATAAATCAATAGTAAATCTTAGGTGATTACCATGATCTGCTTGGCCTTGTATTGTTCGAAGATCAACCCTTGAAATTCCAACACCTGGTTTGAAGAACGTGTTAACATTAGGATCATAACCTTGAGCATTACTAAGATTTGTAACTTGTGTGTTTCGATTTATAGGCTCTAAAATATTAGAAGCATCAGGTTCTTTGTGATCTCCAATTACATAAATTGAATCTCGTATTGATTCTGAAGCTATTTCCTCTATGATTGCTCTAGTGTTTGCTCTACGTGTCACTTCTTCTTGGTTAGGAAACTTTGCTTGTTGCTTCTTTACAGCATCCTCAAGGCTTTCTTTGGTGACTTCGTTAAAATCTCTGAGTACAGTATACATTCTAACAACTGGCGTAACTCCATTGTTAAGAACAGAAGAATCACTCAAGGCCATATATCCCCCTGGACCGTGAGGAAAATTTATTCTCTCAGCAAAAATAGGATCATTGGGTAAGACATCACCTCTATTACTTAACTGTCTTGCCTCTAGTTTTTCTTTTAGTGCTGGATGAACTTTACGTGCATCTAAGATAGGTATGTCAGGTTCTTCTAGTATTTTATCTATTTCTGCCATAACTATTTAGGTGGTATTCTAATTCTCAAACCTGCTTCGACGTTGATGTTAGATAAATTATTAGCTTCAGCTATAAGATACCAATCAAACACGGAACCATAGAACTGATGAGCTATAGTATCTAATCTGTCACCTCGTTCTGTAATTACGTAAACATCTTGATTTGTTTCTTCCTTATATTTTCCATAGTCTGTAGCATAATATTGTTTACCATTCACATCAGTTATTATTTTATTTTCATCGTATCGCATTTTATTCACCTGCTATAGGATTATATCCATAAAATCTTGTGTTAATATTAGGTGGCTGATCATGTATAACCTTGTACTTTAATGCAGCTTCTATAAGTTTAGGTACCTGTTTTCCGTTTTCAATTTCCCAGGTACCACCATCAGGAAATGTATAGTTAATACTATCAATGAATCCTGTCAAACCAGTAAACAATTGTTGTTGTTGTGCTATACCAAAATCACTGTTATATAGATCACCATATCTGAATTTAGTCAAAGGAGGTTTCATTCTAACTGCACCAATTTTTTTATCATTTACGTATTGAGGATAGCATAAACTTGTTAATCTATTTAATTTTTTGTAGATTGCATCTAATTCAAACGAAGTACCCGCGTGTAATTTTAATGTAAAACTTAAATCTCTACTAGCATTATTATATATATAGGTTGGTTCTGATCTACCTATAAAACTATTATCAGTCCAACGGGGACTAACATTTTCGTTTAAACTTGAAATATAAGCTCTAAATACAATAATAGAATTATCTCTCAAATCCTTAAAATAAAACGGAGCTCCATAATTTTCATTAATTATTTCCTTGGTTCTTAATGCACCTATACTACCATCATCTTTATTAAATTCTTGACTGACTCTAAATGCAGCACTATCAGTAGTATTACCTCCACGTCCTGTAACTCTGTCAAATAAACTCCTAGCAGCTTCAGCTGCTGACTGTTCGGCAATTCCTGCTTCTCTTATTCTTCCAGCTCTCGTGGTTATAGGATCACCCTCGGGATCATATTCATCTCGTGGTCTAACTATATCAGTAAAATTATCTAAGAAACTCTTAGGGTTACGAGGTAGAAAACTATCACTTACCGTTTTTGCCGGCAAACCAACACTAGTATTTGTAACCTTACTTTCATAATTTCTATGTAGTCCTTCTAGATTACTAATTGAATCAGGTGCATTATCAAACGGAGGTATTATTCCTTGAAGTTCTGCTTTAGCTGTGTTTATTAAATTGATAGCACCCAAGATACCTCTATCTTGTATAACACTAGCACCAAATGGAGTACCAAGGATACCAGGAACAAACGCCAGTGATTCGACAACTGCGTTTTCAGGACCTAGAGATAACTTTTTGGTTTTTACCCTATTGAGTCTTCCACCACGACGATTATATTCAGCACTCACTACCACAGATTGTAATCTTAAACCAGCTTGACGCTGTAGTCTGAGTCCACCAGCTGGTGACTTTAAGAATTTATTTATTCTACTAGCATCTATTCTAGTTGAATCAAGAGCAAAACCTCTGTTGTTACTTTGTCCTATGTTTCCTCCAACAAGCGGTATATCTGCATTAGTTCTACCATCTGTATCAAAAAGTTGATAAGGTTCATCTCCCCGCTGACCACTGTTACCTCTGCGAGGATCCAAAAGATTTTTAAATTTTACTGCTAATTGACTGTTGGCTAGGTCTCCTTCTCCAAGTCTTAATGGATCTAAATTAGGATTGATAGGAATTTGTCTCTTAGCTAGGTTATTAACTATTGAAGCATTTACGAAGGGGTTAGTAATTGCAACTCCTTCAACATCAGTTGCTCTATTTGTAATATTTGTTCCAGCTATACTTATTTGTCCATTTTCAAAGTACCTTGTTGGCACTTGTGTATTTTTTTCGTTTACCAGGTCAACAATTGTAGCCTTAGCTGGAAAACCTTCTCTAGTTGCTTGATTACCTTGAGTTACAATTTGTTCTAAGGTTGGAGTGTTTATCTTTCCAAATGTTAAACTATACTTGTCATTAGGTCCATTGAATATTCCACCTACTTCATCATCCTTGTTACTACCAAAATAGCTGTTAGTGCCAAATCGGATACCGTTATATTTTGCTTCACCATTTATTACAAATGCATTATCGTCGCTATTTATACCTTCACCTGCTGTAAAGTAAGGATTATTGTCAATACTTATAAAATTAACACTATCACTAGTACCAATATTAGTAGATCTATTAGAAAACGGTTGTGCTGGTATAGGTTCATTTAGAGAGGATTTATTCATTAGTGGCGAGTTATCATCTTTTATACCAACTAATGTTTGATACCTATCTCTAATAGCTTGACCATTGTTAGGGGTTGCGAAGTCTTTTAATCCTGCCATTACATTCCTTTATGCATGATCACCTTTATTTGATCAGCACTTATAACAGTTTCTAAATTTAAATTGTTTATAGCATCAACAACATTTTCTAAACCTTCTTTCATATCTTCATTATTCACCATTCCATCTAATGTTGATTTTCTTACGATACCTTCAGGATCACCTGTACCAGTTATCATTACGGGAACATTAGGTGCTGTAGCCATTGCAAACGCACCTGATGGAAGATCATGCTCTTCTTGTATAGGGAAGGGGCGATTCATTCTTTCTTGCAAAACTTGCGCGTCTGACCGCTCTCGTAAACCAGTAACATCTCCTATTGCAACCTCACCTCGTGGATCAACCTGTACAGGTTCACGTATATTTAGACCCAACATACGACCAAACCCCTTCATAAAACTACCTTCAAATTGTCTACTAAATCCTGCAATTTTATCAATAAAGGCAGAAGTTTTACTAATAATGTTAGCTAACTGACCTGCTATATCTACGATTGTTGTTAAGATACCCTCCAATTTACCTTCTTGAACTAACTCTCTAAACTCTTTTACAAAACTCTTAAGCGTGGGTTGAAATTCCTTGAATATATCTGAACCAAGTTCTGTTAAAATAGCACTAATTTCCATTTTTAGTTGTGACACTGGTCCTAATATGCTCGTAAGTTGTTGATCTAAAGGAGCCATACTTATATCAAGTTGCTCTTTAAGATCTTTAGCTGTATCTCGTGTTAGTTTTTCAGCAACATTTAGTTTTTGAACGGTTTCAAGGTTTGTATTTAGCGACTTAGCTATTGATTCTAATATTATTTCCTGCTGAAAAGCGTTAGCTGCACGAAAACCTTCACTCCTTGTTATTTGTTGTATTATTCTCTGTGATTCCTGTAGAAGGCCAGCTTGATCTCCAATGGTTCTTAGTCGACGTGCCTCTGCTAAATTTATACCTTCTATTCCTGCCTGCTGTAATATTATATTTGTTAACACTTCATTGGCAAAAGTTGTCTGTAGATCTAATAATCCCTTTTGAGTATCAGCAATAGATGACAATTCAATACCAGCATCAGTTGCATTGAGGGCTGCATCTCTCAAATTTTCAGCTGAGAATCCTGTGGCTGCTTGTACCTGAACGGAAGCATTGGCCATTTGTTGTAATACTCTTGCAGGATTTTGACCTCTTTGTAAAGCTAGATTTTTAGTTACATCAACAAAGTTTTTACGTTGTCCTGTACTGAGGCCTAGGTTACGTTGTAGGATACCAGTTAGTTTTGCAGCTTCTTCATTAGCAATTCCAGTACCTTTGGCTAGCTCTACTATTTCTTTTGCCTGACTTGAAGCTGATCCTAACCCTATGCCAAATTGTTCATTGAGTGTTTTAGTTACTGCAATTACATCTTCTATATTACCACCTATTCTAGTTACATCAATAGCAGCTTGACTTAATCTATCAAAAAATATACCTCCTCCTCCTTGAGCTAAGAATCCAAATGCCTGACCTACTTTGTCTATCCTTGTATTAAATTTAAGTAGTGATCCTATTATAAACGTAAACAATGTTGTAACACCTGCAGTTATAACTCCAACAACACCGAGTGCTACAGCTTTAGCTGTAACTAAATTTTTCATCATTTTTAAAGGAAATGAAACCATTCGTTTTATACCTGCTAATAATCCAGGACTATTTACTGAGTCTGCAGCTGCTTCCTTTTGCTCTTGATATCCTTCTTTTATCTTATCAGACGTAGCTTCTGCAGTTCTCTCTTCCTTTTTTTTAGATCGTACCATTGCTTGAGTTACTTCTTGAAATGCACCGGGCATTTGTTTAACTGCACCAAGAGCATTTTTTACATGAGTTACGTACTTTTCTGCAAGATTATTTTGATTAGCTTGTTTACTAACTATAGTACTACGAATTCTAGATTCTTGTGTTAGTATATTAGTAAGGGTTTGAGCAACGTCTTGCATGCCCTCCATACTACTCTGTTGATCAGCGGTTTGATCAGCAAGTTTTTTAAGGTCTTTTTTTATTTGTCGTGCATTAGCCATTTATCTAGTCTTTAGAACGGTTTGTTTGGTTATTTATAAATATTGACTAGATTACTTTTTAAATCGTTGATTAGCTTTTTCCGTAGCTTTAGCTTTTTCCTCATAATGACGACTGAGTTCTTTAAAGTAGAAGGTTCTAAGATATACTGGTAAGTTGTATACATCACTCCAATTGAAGCCATTACCATGCATACACAACTGGAATATTTGTTCGTGAAGTATTTTTTTATACTGCGGCGTCAGGCCAAAAAAATCGTACGGTTAAAGGTATATTTACCTTCACCATATCACCTCCTATGTCTACTTGCTGTTCTAATATAATATCAGGTTGTATCTTGTTATAATAAGCTCTTAAAGCTAAACTATCTACAGACAACATATTTGTTACAAGTTTATTTATAGTTGTTTGTGAAGTATCGTCACCAACTGCAACAATCATTTGTCGAAGTCTGCTGGTTACTGTTGAAGCTATTCCTGTTTTTTCAGTTGCAGTCACTTCTTTTTCAGCTATTCTTTCTTGTTTACCAGTAAACAGTTTTATTTTGACTTCAAGACCTGATTTAGGAAGCTTAAATGGAAATTCATTACCATTATAATCAACATCAGCCTCTAATGGTTTATATTCAACTTTTGACAGATCAAAACTTACTTCATGTTCAACTCCTTCATGAAATACTGTTGCTGGATATTCTGGTCCGTAAGCAAGTACACGAGCTGCTACCATAACTGCATTTTTATCACCTACAACTAGATCAGACTGCTTGACACCTTTCGTTACTATAAGAGAATCAAATAATCTATCCAATACAACTCCTTTACTGATAAGATTCTGAGATGATAAAATATCCTCTTCTTTAGCAGTCATATATTTTATTTCTATTTGACCTGATCTAAGAGGTGACTCTTTATCATATACTAACCCTTTGGATGGTAAGTCAATAGTTTCGGTAGGGAACTCAAAGTTTGCCATATGTAACTTCCTTAATTATTATATATAAATATATATAAAATAAAAAAAGGGCTGAAAAACAGCCCTTTTAATTTTACTGTAAACCGTTAGAACTGTAAGATAGCGTAATCGTATCTCAATGTAATTGTTATTTCAACAGGATCGGATGAAGCAAAATCAAGATCACCAAACTGCACATCTTGACAGAATGCTCCTTTCAAAGTCCACTCTTCTATCTTATCACCAACAGGACCTAAAACATTAAATGTAACATCTTTTTTGTAAAAATCAGAATATCCATCTCTACCTGTTACAGATTCATGTGACAGTCTAACCCATTCCATAACCGCTTGGGCTGCTGACGGTACTATTGGATCATATAAAGTAATCTGAAGTTGTTGCCATCTTCCTTTACCTTTCACATATCTAGTTACGTTCATATGTTCTAAGGTAACTTCTTCAAACTGTATCTGTGGCCTTTGAGCGGTTTTTATCATATACGCTTGAATACCATCAATCTCCATGATAAATCGATTTTTAAGTTTAGGCTCAAACGGCGTAAACATTATATCGGTTGGATCTATTAAATCAGCCATTACTTTTCTCCAATATTATACTAGTTATTTCTTTAATAAATAGCAAAAAGATAAAAAAAAGAGCCAGCAAAGATGCTGGCTCTTTCATACACACCTGTATAATTTACTTATTATTCAGGAAAAGAAGCTCCTGTAGGTTGAATTGTGAAATCCAACACAATGAACTCAGCAGTACGAGTTGGCTGTAAGAACAACTGACCAAACAGTATATTTCTATCAACCACATCTGGTGTGTTATTTGATTCATCCATAACTACTCTAAAAGCATTTAATCCTGAATTGCTTTGAACTTGTTCTAGGAATGGATTTACGATATTAAGGAATCGTCCTCTAGTTGCTGCGTTGTTTTGCTCAAACACTAGGAATCGTGATGTAGAAGCTATGAACTTCTTAACATTGATTAGAAGACGCCTTACGTTTACTCTATCAAGTGCAGAAGCTTTTTTCTGCATTGTTTTCTGACCAAATACTGACACTCCTTGACCTGGGAATGTTGCTATTGGATTTACGTTACTATCATAAAGATCATCTCTCATACTGTTAGTAAGTTTCCTCGTAGCCTGTATAGCAGAATCAATACCACCTCTGTTTAAACCAGCTGGTGCAAACCATGGGTGAGCAACTTTATCGTTAAAAGCATACACACCTGCTAGTACAACAGATGGAGGTACAAATCTAGTCGTACCAACTGCTACATCCTGTATCTGTATCCATGGATAGTATGCAGCTGCAAAACTAGTGTTACGTGCTTCTGTATTTGATTTAGCAGATGCTATAGTAGTACCTTTGGTTACATTATCAACAATAAGGAATGCATCACCTCTACTCTCAACCATATTTATAGCATCTGATATAATTGCATTGTGATGTGATCCACCAAATTGATCTATTACACCTGGTAATAACAGTAAGTTAAAATC